GGCTTGGGTAGTACCTTCAGCAACGCTTACAGCTACCGCATCTTTACCTAACAGCACTTCTTCCGCAAGTTTATATGGCATACCTGTAGCGGGAAAAAAAAGATATTTGTTTACTGGGTGGGTTAAAGCTTTAGCAACTGGGGCATCAATAAGCGCTCAGCTTAAGTGGTATGACAGCAACGGTATTTACATTAGCTCTAATACTGTGTCCTCAACACAAACAATAAGTACAAATTGGTCTGAATTTACATCAAAATCTGATTCTGGAAGAAACGGTCAAGTTTCTCCGGACAATGCTGTGTTTGTAACTGTAACCCTAAACCTTACAAAAACATCTCCAGGTATAACAGTTTTATTTGATTTATTTCAATTTGCTGAGGCAAATTTAAGCCTTGAGTTTGAAGATGCAAGGCGTGTACGTGTATACCTTCAAGGAGAACGTGAAAACCTTCTTCCTAACCCTTCATTTGAAGAAGGTATTACTGGGTGGACAGCATCATCTAACGGATCTTTTGCACAAGATCCCACAGTATATAGTACAGCTATTTTTAATGGTGTTTGCTTAGGAGAGCTGACGGTTCTTGGAGCTGGAACAGCTTTTGTAACTTCAGACTGGTTCCCAGTTAACCCTGGACAAAATTATACTTTTAGCGGATATGTTTCAAGTGAATATCAAAATTTTGGTAGAGCAATTCCTAGAATTGAATTTTCAAATAGAGAATCAATTAACCTACAAACTCAAATTCTTAGTGATGTTGATGGCCAATACTACTCTAACACCGCATATTATGTAGACGGCTCAAGTGCAATTTTAAATCCCCCAGCAACTATTTATCCAATTACTTCAGCGTCTAAAAATTCTAACGGAACTACAATTACTTATACCTCTATAGGCCATAACCTGTCTATAGGAGAAGCCGTAACTATAACAGGCCTAACACCTGCTGCCTATAACCTAGTTGGCGCATTTGTTGCAAGTGTGCCTACTGCAGATACCTTTACTGTACAAAGACAAGCTGCCCCAACAGACTTTGCAAATCTTTACTACGGAAAAACTATAACACCAATTACTGTTAATTTTGCGTCAGCAACAAACGGTCAAGGAATTGTTGTAGATCAATACCTTGTTGGAACACCCCCCCAATATGTTGCTCAACTAAGCCGAGTAAGCGTAACGGGAATTGCTCCGCAATATACTCGTGATTCTGGAACACCCATGGCTAAAGTTTCTTTGTATTTTCCAGATGCTTGGGCGGGAGCTGGGGTTAATGCAGCTAATTTCCCACCAACAGTTTGGATAGATGCGGTACAGTTTTTACCAAGCACGACCGTTCAACCATTTTTTGATGGGGATGGTGCTCCTGCTCCTAAAAACCCAGTTGTTGATTATTTTTATAGTTCTGATGACGTTTTTTGGGAAACTAAGAATGTTTTTAATTTAGTACAAAACCCAAGTTTTGAAACTGCAACTAATTGGAACGTTACTGGTGGGGCGTTTTCTATTAACTCTTCAACAACTAATGCTAGTGGCGGTAGAGTTGTAACTAAAGATGGTAACTATGGTTTGGTTACATTTACTGATGTGTTTGGTCCTAGATATGGAACAGGCATGGGGCAGATTGATTACAACCCATTTAGTTCTAACGGTATAACGTTAACTACTACGATTTATCTTCCTTCTCCCGCTATAGGTGGTGAAGATATGGTTGTATCTGTGTATGTGCGTGCCGCAGAAGGAATTTATACGATTGGTACTAGTGGTTCTGGCAAGACAACGTCTACAACAACTCAAGTTGTTCAACACGATCAGTATCAATGGATTAGACTTCACGATGTTCGTCAACTTTTACAAGGTGAAACGTCATTTACAATGTCTTTAACTTTAACCCCACCAACAGGCTTTGCATATACACTTGCACCTACAAGTACCGTTTTTATTGATGGTGCTCAAGCTGAATACGGGCGTATTGCTGGAAAGTTTGTTAATCCTTCATCTGTTGGTGTAGGTACTTTACCTAATCCAAGCAACCCCTCTACAAATATTTACGCCGCTCAACTTAAAAGCAATCACGGAGGAAAAAGCTCTTATATTTTTAATTATGGGGTTAAATTGTCCAGATTAAAAAATTCTCTTTCACTTGTAATGCCTCACGAAGTTACTTGGTGTGTTAAATCAGGTACACCTACTTTAGATTACCCAGATTTAGGCGAATCTCTTATTCCCTCTGCTTCTTTTGAAAAAAATCTTGGAACTTGGTCTTCTGTTAATTCTACCTTAAATAGGGTTATTTCCAAAGGAACTCTTGCCGGGGATTTTGCAACACACGGTGCAGCTTACTGTTTAATTACAACAGCGGGTAGTTCTGGAAGTAAAACATTTGGAATAACAACTGCAAATATCCCCGTATTTGGTGGAAATGGATACTACAGCTCTATTGCTCTACGTCCAGCAAATTCCAGCTCATTGGGTACATACAAACTTCGTATTGACTATTACAGCGCTGGTGGGGCAGTCATACCTGTTTACTACGGTCTTGTGGGAAGTAACTACATATATAGTAACATTACGACAATATTTACAGGCGCTTATTCAGACGTAACAAGCACATATAGAGAAAAAACTGTAACGATTTCTCATACAGACCGTTGGGCATTTTTAAACTTGGTCATGCCGGCCTATTCAACTCAAGGAGCCTCATACGCTGTTTTGACAGTTACCTTTGCGCCTGCTACCTTTAACTCCGCACAAGCCTTTCATTTGGACAGGGTTGTATTTAGACAGTAGGGGCACTATGACTACGCTTTTTATATCTTCGTTAGCTGTTGCAGCTATTCTTACTGCAATTGAGAGCCTAGTTGTTTCATTAAATAAGTGGCGAGGATTGGTGGCGTTAGTTCTGGCCGTACCTAGTTGCATACTCCTAGGATGTGGTCTAAGATTCCTACCAGTATATTCTTTAGCGGTGACATTCCTCAGTTTGACAATGTCCCTATTAGTAGAGCAGACTTTCACCGGAATCTCAGTTCGTGAGTTTCGCGGACTCCCAAAGCGGGTAGATCGACTTTAAGAAAGAGGGAACATGGAACTTCCAATTCCAACAACCAACCCCTCTTTATCCGCTGTAGCAAAAGCCGTATGGGGTGTTCTAGCAACCGTTGGTAGGCCTTTATCGGCCAAAGAAATATACGATAGCAACTTTCTCACAGAAGGTCGCGGGGCAATTCGTAAAGGCATGAATGAACTGCAAGAAGCGGGATACCTAGTCTTCAAACGCGAACGCCTAGACAACGGTACCTGGGACCCTTACTGGGAGTTTACTGAGCCAGCTAAAAAATTTGTAGATCTATTTAACTGGGGATACTTGCCTAGGACCGAAGACCGAAATTCCGACGTCGGTGTTTCGGTCAATACTAGTACTATAGATAATAGTAGAGGAAGCCTTAAAGTACTACGTACTTTAAGTCTTTACGACGCGCAAGGCGTCGTAAATGAGAAGGAGCTGGATATGTCCTGGTCAATGCTGGATGATGAACCACAGCCAAAGAAAAAAGCTAAGCGCGGTCAGATTGATGATGACGCCGTCGGCGGTATCGGTAAGATTGTCGATAAACAATCTGCATTAAACGATAAGTACAAGCGCAAGCCATCTAAAGTTGAATCAGATAATCGTTCACGTAGCGAGAAGCCAGAGGAAGAGTGGAAGTCTGGAGATATCGTGGCAGAGTTCTACTCTCTCATTGATGGGCTTAAGATAACTGCTCCCGGACAAGTTAATGGCACCAGCCTTATAAAATGGATTAATAAGCTTTATGGACAAGGCGTTCCTAGAATTGCAGTTCTAAAAGGTATGCGGATGTTTTTTTCAGATCCCCGTAACTTTCACGATGTTGGAATTGGTACTCCAGTTTGGCAACGTTTTATTGCTTACTACCCTACAGTTCACGGACTTGCAGTCTCTGTACCTGTCGAGTATCGTAACGATGACTTCGATGAACACCAAGCAGCAATGCTTGAAATGCTGAAAGGAAAATAATGACAAATACTAAGATTGCAGATAACAAAGGTTATTGTAGCGATTGCGGCAAATGGGCTACGGATTGCAAGACTTTAGTTGTCTACAGCATTCCTGAAAAAGTTTGCCGAGATTGCAGGAAACATCGTGATTAAAAAAGTTCAGGTACTCTGTTTTTTTTGTGGCGCAACATCAGAGGTAGACATTGACAAGGTTGATACAAGAAAGCGATGTGACAAGTGTTCGGATTAGAAGGGGAGCGACCAAGTGTACGTAATCAATTACTTCGATCTGGAGTCCCATCCAAGTCCCTTGGAATGGAGTTCTCTGATCTCGACAATTCGCCTGAAAAGGAAGCCCTCATGGAGTGGTGCGAACTTGTCAAAAAAGGGATGGTCATAAATCGCCCTGGAGAAGCCCGTAGCGGGTGGGGTGTACTGCTAGCAGGAGAACCAGGTCACGGAAAGACTACTATGGCCGCTGTGGCCCTCCAGGAGCTAATTAGGACTATTCCACTAGAAGTCTTTGCCCCCTCCGTTTCACTACCAGTCCGTTTAGGGCGTTTTATGGACTATCCCAAGCTTCTCAGGACACAGAAGGATTCTTGGGCAAACGAGGAATTAGCGGATGATATGAAGGCTCTCTTTGGGGACTCACAAAAACAGATTGATAACGTTCAGGTGTTTGTTTTGGACGACTTAGGTAAAGAATATCGCACAGCAAACCATTGGGCAGAAAACCAATTTGACGCCCTACTGCGTTCACGTTTTAATTCAGGTCTTCCAACAATCGTAACGACAAATGTACCGTTAAAAGACTGGGGAAGTGTGTATGGGGAATCAATGGGTAGCTTTGCCCATGAAGCTTTCCTACCATTGGTTATAGAATCAGACAAGGGGGATCGTCGTCGTGGCAAGAAAGTTAAGTGATACAAAAATGTTAGGTTGGAAAACAATCCAGTTTTTTATAACTTTGGAGGAAGTATGTGAGGTCCAAATTTCTCATGCTTCTGAACTTTTGTGCACTTGTAAAGGTTACGTCGGCAGAAAAAACTGTAGACACATAAATTTATGTCGTTCTAAAATTAAGAATGGTGAATACCCAATACCTATTTCAGGAGATATCTCTGAAACAGAAATTGACGAAGCAAAAAAGTCAAATGCTGCTTTTAGGAAACTAGTCCTAAAATATGGGAAACCATTGGCTCTCTAGCAAATGCGCGGGGGCGATATTTCAAATGAAGTTCCAAGTAGGGTTATTGTTACCTTGGACTGTATTCTTAATCGTAAACCTATTATTAAAACTTCTTTTGGCGGATTAATAAAGCTTCCCACAGAAGAAGTTACATACAATAGGCAATCACTTGCTTCTTTTTGGCGTTGGTCCAACAGTAATCCTTTTTCAATGGAGCTAACTGGTTTTGGCTATACTCGTAAAGAAATGCGTGAAGTACAAGAAGATTTAGATAATATGGGAACAAACCCCTTTAACTATTACACCGGATATGCAACTATTTCTGATTTAGTTGGCGAATTGCCATATAGGCCGGATGTGGTGTATGTTATAGACATTCCAAGTAGATCGCTTCGATGGGGCTCTAAGTATATAGATATTGGGGGGTACAGTGGCGGCAGACAATGAGCTAAGACTACTCTCTCGATCTATTAGGTCACGAGATATTGCCCCACTTTTATCTCGGGGAGTTGAAGACAATTGGTTCTTAAATGACTCTAATCAAGCAGTCTGGCGTTTCTTAAAAGATCATTGGACTAAGTATCAAGAAGTTCCAACAGCTACAACTGTTTTAGATAACTTTCCAACTTATCGCCTTCTTGCTGTAGAGGACTCTTTAGATTATTTGTTAGATCAATTAGTAGATTTTAGACGCCGAAATAAGTCAATTGATGTTATTCAACAAGCTGCTTCCGCAATTGAATCCGGAGATCATAACTCTGCAATTTCTATTATGGGAAAAGGTTATGCCGCACTTATAGATGAAGGCGCAGTTCTCAGTGAGGACATTGACCTTACCGATCAACCAATGGAACGATACAACTCCTATTTAAATGTTAAGACCCGACCAAATGGTTTGTTGGGAATGGCCACCGGATTTCAAGTTATGGACTTAGCTACTGCCGGATTACAAGGTGGACAGCTAATTACAATTATTGCCCCACCTAAAACCGGTAAATCAGTACTAGCTATGCAGATGGCTGTTAACGTGCACAACGACGGATGGGTTCCAGCATTTCAATCATTTGAAATGAGCAATACAGAGCAGGAACATCGACACGATGCAATGCGAGCACACATTTCAAACAATCGTTTGGTTCGTGGATGTTTAAAGCCCGCAGAAGAAACTCGTTATCAAAAGATGTTAACTGATATGGAGACTATGCACCATTTCTATCTTACTGAGTCTATCTCTGCATATAGCGTTTCTCAGCTTTCACTAAAGATGGAAAAACTTCGACCAAACATACTTTTTGTAGATGGTGTATATCTAATGACCGATGAGATTTCAGGGGAGCGCGGAACACCGATTGCTCTTAGAAATATTACGCAGTCCTTGAAGCGAGTAGCGCAGAAGTTTGATATACCGGTTGTACAAACTACTCAGGTTCTTAATAGCAAAGTACGTGGCGGACAAATAACCGCAGACTCTATTGCGTTCTCCTCATCTTTTCATCAAGACTCAGACGTTATATTTGCCCTTCAACGTCAAGATGAAAATGACGATAGTTCTCGTTTGTTAAAGATTGTAGCAAGCCGTAATACGGGGCCAGCAGAAGTTGAGCTTCTTTGGGACTGGGAAGAGGGGAAGTTTCAAGAATATGGGGCTTAATTTTGAGTACGAAGACTATCCTTTTAACGGAACTCAACTTTGTAATGAGTCTAACTCAGATTTATTTTTTCCAGAAGAATATATAGATCCTAAAAAACTTATTTCTGCACGGGACATTTGTAACGCATGCCCTCTAGTCGTAGACTGTCTTGAATATGCCGTTTCTACTCCTTGGCTTGATGGTATTTGGGCTGGAACAACTCCACGCCAACGTAGTCGTATTAGAAGTCAACGTAATAAAAAGGTAAAAAGTGGACATTAGGGGATTACCAACTCACGTCTGCCCTTGCGGATCAGAATTATGGAAAGTTTCAACAATCTTTAAAGATTATCAAGTTGCTATGTATTTTCTTGATATGGAGTGCGCGCTTTGCGGAACTATAGCAACTGCACCTACACTTGTGGATATGCCAGAAGATTATGTTCCCGAAGAACCGTTAGAGGAGGAAGAAGATTATGAGTGGTAGGGCACAACTAGAACATTCAGATGTAGTTTTTACACGAGCTCATGTTCCTGGAAAGTGTAAAGGAACTACATGTACTCTACATAACCGTAGCAACCACGCTTTGCGGCTTTGGCCACAAATTTGGAACTCAACAGTTTACGCAATGGAGCGACTATGCCCCCACGGAATTGGGCACGTAGATCCAGATGAAACAAATAAAGATATTGTAGTTAAATTTGAACATGAGGGAAAATGTGATGGCTGCTGCATTCAGGGATGACGAGGTTTACAAAGTACTTGTAAAACTTGGAATTGATGCGTATGAGCATGGCCATGAAATTTCTGGACATTGTCCTATGCATGTTGAGCGAACAGGTCGGGAAGATATAAATCCGTCTTGGTCTGTAAATTCAGAAAACGGTGCGCATAATTGTTTTTCTTGTGGTTATAAAGGTTCTTTGCTTGGTTTAATTTGTGATTTACGTGAATTTAAAACCCCTTATGGTTTAGCAGATTATGATGCTGCTAAAGAGTGGTTATCTTCAAGCATCGATGTAAACCTTCCGGATCTAATTAAGCAGATGGAAGAATCCCGATCTTCGTATATACGCTTACCTACTGTTATTCCTATGAGCGAAGCACGTTTAGCCGTATTTACAGACCCCCCAGAGTGGGCTTTAGAAGCTAGGCAGGTTAATCTTGAAGAGTGTAAAAAGTATTCTGTAAAGTGGTCTAATTCTTTAAATTCTTGGATTTTACCCATAAGAGAACCTGAAACTGGAAACTTAATGGGTTGGCAGGAAAAGGGCCAGTTAGAACGCCATTTTATGAATCGCCCCACAGGTTTAAAAAAATCTAAATCTTTATTTGGTATAGACGCCTGGGAAGGCGGGACAATGATTGTTGTAGAGTCTCCACTTGATGCGGTTAAATGCGGGGGTGTAGCTCTTTGCGGAGCTACTGTAAGTGAGGCTCAATTTGATATTATGCGTAGAGCAGATAAGTTAATTATTGCTTTTGATAATCCTGATGTAGATCCTGCAGGATATAAAGCTTTAGAGGATTTTAAAGTAGAGGCTAAAAAACGCGGGATAGAGTTTTGGGCCTTTAACTACTCAGATAGTGGAGCTAAAGATATTGGCGATATGAGCATGAATGCTATAAGATGGGGCATTGACCACGCCGTTCATTGTGTAAAACTAGGGGGTATATTAAAGTGATTATTGGGCTTACAGGATACGCACAGTCTGGAAAAGACACTGTTGCTAAAGTTTTAGTAGAACAACACGGCTTTACACGAATTGCTTTTGCAGACAAGATTAAAGATTTTCTTTATGAAACTAATCCTATGTTTGATTCTATTGCTGGAGAGCCTATGTTTGTCAAAGCACGTGTAGATCGTGACGGTTGGGAAGAAGCTAAGAAGTCCCCTCACATTCGTCGCCTACTACAAAACTCAGGGGTTGCTGCTCGTAAAATATTTGGAGACGCTTTTTGGGTTCATGAAGCAATGAAAACTATGCTTAATGATCCTCGTCCAGACATGAATTACGTTATAACGGATGTTCGATTTTTAAACGAAGCGGATATGGTCAAAGCTAATAACGGACAAGTTTGGCGTATAAAACGGATTGGGATAGAGGCAGTTAACTCCCACGTATCAGAGTCTCAAATGGATGGCTATCCAGTTGATCAAATCTTTATTAACAATGGAACTATTGCCGACTTAGAGAGTCTTGTAAACTCTAGAATGCAAAACCTTTTGGTATGAGTTTTACAGGCACCTTATTGCCTTATCAGGTAGAGGCAGTAGAGGCTATGGTTTCTCGCAAGCGTATGCTTGTTGCCTATGATCTTGGACTAGGTAAAACTGTCCTTACGATCGCTGCTTTGGAAGAACTTAAAGACTCCGGAGAGATATCTGGCCCTGGTATAATCATCTGCTTATCTTCCTTAAAGTATCAGTGGAAACAACAGATTGAGAAATTTACAAATGGATCTGCAAACGTTGTGGTCATTGACGGTACGCCGTCAAAACGAGCACAGCAATACTCTGAAGCAATCGACTGGGGGCATACCCTCGTTGATTACGTCATTATTAACTATGAGCAAGTTGTTAACGACTGGAAGTGGGTTGAACAACTACCAAGAGAGTTCGTTGTTTGCGATGAAGCAACCGCAATCAAGTCTTTTAGATCAAAACGAGCTAAATACGTAAAAAAACTTAAAAGTCCAGTTAAGTATGCTTTAACCGGTACGCCCGTAGAAAATGGTAAACCAGAAGAATTATATAGCATCATGCAATTTGTTGATGAAAAAGTTTTGGGAAGATTTGACCTTTTTGACAATACTTTTATAGTTCGTAATCGGTTTGGTGGAGTAGAGAGATACAGAAATCTTCCATTACTTACTAAAACTTTAGGTAGCGCATCAGTACGCAAACGTCAATCCGATCCGGATGTAGCTCCGTATCTACCAGAGTCTATTCATGCAGAACCAATTTTTGTCCCATTTGACCGTGCGGGTAAAAAACTTTACACACATATTGTTAGAGATCTTGTTATAAATCTTGATGACGCGTTAGATTCTTTTGGTTCCGGGTTTGATATCTTTTCTCATTATGGTCAAAGCGATCAAGGCGGTATGATGGATGAACTCCGTGGATTAATTATGTCTAAGATGACTTGTTTACGCTTACTTTGCGATGACCCACAACTTTTAATAAAAAGCGCAGATAAATTTGATCACGGAACTGTTATTGTTGATGGAACTTCTTTAAATATCCCAGGTTTTTATGGTGGGTCAGGTTATGCATCTGAGCTTAAAGCGTTGGGTTTATTGGAGGGTATGACTTCCGGACCTAAGTTAGAAGTATTAAAACAATATATAAATGACTTTTTATCTCAATACGATGGAAATAAAGCTGTTATATTTTCAAGCTTTGTGGGAATGACGTCATTACTACAACAGTCCCTCCCTTATGGATCTGTTGTGTATACGGGGCAATTAAACGCAAAACAAAAAGAAGAAGCAAAGATAAAGTTTCAAACAGACCCCGAGTGTAGGTTGTTTATATCTTCCGACGCGGGGGGATATGGTGTAGACTTGCCACAGGCAAACTTGTTAGTGAACTATGATCTACCATGGAATGCCGGTTTAGCGGTTCAACGTAATGGAAGAATTAAACGCGCTTCTAGTACTTGGGAGCGAATTGTTGTACAAGATATACTAATGGAGAACTCACTCGAGCAACGTCAAAGAGAGATGTTGCTACAAAAATCTGCTATAGCTAACGCTGTAATAGATGGCGAGGGCGTTAATGACCAAGGTGGGGTAAACCTTACCGTGGGAACATTGAGGGCGTTTCTACTAAACGCATAGGAGAAAAATGCCAAATTCACCAAAGACACCGACCCGCACTATTCGTGTCTCAAATGAGCTCTGGAACGCTGTAAAAGAGAAGGCTGCCGCTGATAAGCGCACAGTTACAGACGTAATCATCCAGGCTCTAAAACAATATTTGGAGCAGTAAGCTAGACCTAAGAGTCACCTGCTAGATAGCCCCCCGGATTTGACACCGGGGGGTTTTCTGTTAGTGTAGGGCCTACCAATCGGCACTAGAACTAAAGGAGAATTAAATGCCAAATATTGAATCATCACCACGAAAGATTTCAAGCAACCCCCTTCTTGTAAAGGTTCGTGAATACATTACTTATAAGAAAAAAATTGATGAGCTTTCTAAAGCACAGTCTGAAGTTAAAAATGAATTGATGGAAGAAGTAGAGAATAACGGCATAGAAGATGATAAAGGCCATTTATGGTTAGAGCTTCCTGAAGAAGTAGATGGATATGTGTCCTTACAACGTCAGCGCCGTGTATCGCAAAAGCTCGACATGGACGCGGCTGTAGTTCTTTTAGCAACTAAAGGTCTTGCAGATCGTTGTATCAAAGCACTCCCTACAGTTGATGAAGACGAAGTAATGGCTTGTCTTTACGAAGGAAAACTTTCTGAAAAAGATATTGATACTATGTTTCCTAAAACAATTACATGGGCGTTTGTCCCAAGCAAGAAATAACTATGTACGAACGTAAAATAGGCCGAGTCTGGGTTCAATGGGGATTCTTTACTAAAGCATTTTCTTTAGGCATACATATCTCCAGCATTCAATGTTCCCTGGATTTGATTCTTTTTTGGGTTCAAGTAGAATTGCCTGCATCAAAGCGTTGGTTAAGAAAGCGGGCACAAAAAAATGTCTGATGATGTTATAGACGCTATGTTTGGAAACTTGGGTAAAACTTACCCAGGATCTAAACAAATCAGAAAGTCTTTATCACATCCCGCAAAGAAAAAAAAGGAAGACGTAGATTCCTGGGAAGAAAATCCTCAGGTTAAAAAACTGCCTAGCGGCAAAGAGGTTGAACTATTTAGCGCTGGAGCCCTTGCTTTAGCTCTAGGTAGGCCTCTCGTAACTGTACGTCTTTGGGAACGAAAGGGTTATATACCACGTGCACCTTATCGCCTAAAGTCAATTATTGTTGATGGGAAGAAGAAACCCGGGTGGCGTATGTACAGCCGTGATATGATTCTCTCAGTAATAAACAGTTTTCAATCTCGAGGACTTCTTGAAGCCCCCCGGATTGACTGGAATCGTCACCCAGATCTATCGGTAGAAATACTGGAGAACTGGACTAAGATTCATACTCAAGAAACTAACTAATACCTATGGCTAATGGCTAAGAAAGGTGTCTTAAATGACTCCAGATACAACAGTTCGTCAAGTACCTAATGTAAATAGTTACATTGGAGACGAAGATCTAGACCCAACAGTTTCTGTTGAAGAAGATCTTTATGTAGAAGATAGCGAAGCAGAATTCCCTGAGCGCTCTTCTGTAATTCAAACCGGTTGGGCAGCAGCTAAAAAAGCTGTTTCTGAATCAAGCCGTTCTTATACGAATGATTTTAAGTTCGAAGAAGACGTGCAACTTATTAAGTTCCTATCATCCGAACCAATGGTTTTCTTCCAGCACTGGGTAGACCGCAAAGGCAAAAAGTCCTTTATTGGTTGGGAAGGAGACCCACTAGCACGCGTTGGCAATAAACCAGAGCGAAAGTTTGCGTTTAGCGTTGTTAACCTCTCAGACGAAACACCTACAATTCAGCTAATGACTGTTGGTATTCGTTTCTGCGGTCAACTAGAAAAGTTAAACTCAGATAAAAAGACCGGACCACTAGATCGTCCAGATCTTTACTGGGCCGTAAGCCGTTCAGGCACAGGCACAAAAACTTCATATTCAATTCTTCCTGTTAAAGAGCGAGATCTCTCAGAGGATTGGGAAATTGACCCAGTTCAAATGTCAGGCGTTATCTCTCAAATGAAGCCACTAGGAACAGACGCATTGCGTATGTCTACTACTGCTGAGCTTGAAGAGATTGCACGCGAAATTCTGGCTGGCCAGTAATCGGGGCGTTGGGGGACTCTGTTCTTACCTCCTTTGTTCCAGAGTCCCCTAACTTAACAAGTGAGGGAAACATGAAATTTATAACTAGCCTTGAAGATTTAAATGATCTTGTTGAGTATTACTCAGGACAAGACGCGTTTTGCTATGACGTGGAAACTATGGGAGATCACCGAGGTGATCCTCGTAGAAACATGGTTGTGTGGATTGCTATGGCAACACATGGTCGAGTCGATGTGATTCCCATGGGCCACCCAAATGGGGACTATCTACGAACAGAGTTCCCCCTTCTTCCTTCAGCAGTCGCAAGAGCTGAGCGTGGACAAGATCTACGCACCCAGGATTACAGTAAAGATGAAAAGAAAGCTACCAAGATCTTTGACAAGCCCCCTATTCAACTAACTCCTGCTGAAGTCTTTTCTGCTCTTAGGCCTTTACTTAACAGTTCTAAAGTAAAGGTTGGGCATAATCTTAAGTTTGATTTACAGAGCGTAACTAAGTACAGCAAAGGTCTTCCTGCCGCACCGTATTTTTGCACCTTAAATGCAGCATTTATTCTTGATAACCGTAACCGTATTTCTTTAGGTTTAGATGATTGTTTAAAGCGTGAGTTTGGGTACGAGATGGTTAAGGGTGTTGGTAAAGAGATTGAGGCGTATTCCTACCAGGATGTAGGAACATATGCCGCACTTGATGCTGAATGGACTTGGAAGCTTTACTTAAAGTACAAAGACATGATTGTAGAGCAGGGGTTAAGCCCAATCTTCAATCTTGAGATGGATGTCCTTAATGTAATTTGCCATATGGAGCTTCGTGGGGCAGATATAGACGTGGATCAACTATCACAGTTAAAAATTGATTTAGAAAAACAGATTGAAGATACCAAGGGAAAAATCTTTAGTTTGGCAAAGAGAGCTTTTAATATGAACTCGGTACCGGAGAAGCAGGAAATTCTTTTTACTCCTCGCAAAGACGGCGGAAGAGGTCTTAAGCCAAAGTCTACAACCCCCGCTGGTCAAAAACGTATGGACATAGACTCAAATTACAAACCAACTTACAGAGATTATTCTGTATCAGAGCCGGCCCTTTCTGTGTTTAGGGGTCGAGACTCTTTGGTAGATCAGTTGCTTACTTATTCGGATTTAAATAAGCTTATGACCACTTACGTAATACCTTATTTGGGCGGGGACATTACACGCACTCTTGCGGGTAAAACAAAGGTTACAACCAAAGAAAGCCTTATGTACAAAGGTCGAATTCATACAGACTTTGTACAATACGGCGCAGATACCGGCAGATTCTCTAGCCGAAACCCAAATTTGCAGAATGTACCCGCTCCACATACTGCAAACGGTAAAGCTATTAGAAATCTTTTTGTAGCCCCCGAAGGCCATAAACTAGTAGTAGCGGACTACTCACAAATCGAACCTAGAGTTATTGCTTCTTTTAGCAACGACCGGGTTATGGTTGAAGCCTATAAGAATGGCGAGGACATTTACACAACTATCGGTAATACGATGGGTGTAGACCGAAAGGCGGGTAAAGTCCTGGTCCTCGCCCTTGCTTATGGTGTGGGGCCAGACAAGATTGCTCGTGAAATTGGGTGTACCATCAATGAGGCCCGGGATTTATTAGATAACTTTGGTAAAAAGTTTCCAGCAATTGCTCGTTATAAGCGTCAAGTTATCAGTGATTGTAGGCGTCAAACCCCAATTCCTTATGTAACTACGCTATTAAAGCGTCGCCGTTATCTTCCAGATCTTCGTGCAAAAGATCAATGGACGCGTGCTAAGGCGGAACGCCAAGCTTTTAATACTATGATTCAGGGGTCCGCAGCAGATTTGATTAAGGTTGCTATGGTAAGGGCACAGGCAATGATTCCTTTAGAATCGAGCCTTATTCTTACCGTACACGATGAACTCGTTACTATAACGCCAGATCATCTTGCTGAGGAAACTATGGAAGCAATTAGAGAGGCTATGGAGGGAATAAATGTGTTGTCTATACCTTTGATTGCGGATGTTAAACTAGTATCCCGTTGGGGAGAGGCAAAATAATGGGTTTTTTTAATCGAAAGAGAAAGAAAAAAGTTACGCGTCTTGTAGAGATTCACATGCCCATTTTAATTAGGCAAATGATTTATGATTCTATCTTTGATGCTCCCGAGCAAATAGCTGAGGCTATGGGCTTGCCCCCAATTTCACAAGAAGTTTCTGAAATGGAATCACAAGCTAGTGTTGATAGGCTACGTCCTTTTGCCGCTTTAATTCCCTTTTTAGAGTCTTATGCTGACATTTCTGCAAGAATTGCGGCCGCTGCTTATAGTATTGAGTCTGTTGATGACGGTCTTTTAGATGGGATAAATGAAGAAGAACATTTAGAGACAATAACTTCGTTGTTTAGACTTGTTTCTCTTTCATCATCAGTTTCAGCAATTTCAATGCTTATGGATATGGGACTACTAGACACGGAGGTAAAAGTTGATGAGTAATGCAGATTGGTATGCAAAAAAGATGGGGTCACCAAAACCTCAACCTTCGGCACCTCCTTCATCGCCACCTGCACGTATACAGTATGCGCCGCAACAGCGCCAGTCTCCGAATGTTCCAGTAACATATGACCCCTCTGAGGATCAACTTGTTACGCGTGCGCAGAGCGCAAGAGAATCTGATATGTGTCCAGGTTGCATGTCTGGAAATTATTTTGCTCCATTAGGTACACAACGTAAACGTTGCTATGATTGCGGCTACCCCATAGTCCAGCAGGGTTCAGGATTGTCTAGTTCTGGTACTGGTAATGGAAATGTAAAGGCAGCAAAACAAGTAGGGCAAGAAGGTGGATTTAACCCAACAACAATCGTAGATCGGATCAACTAATGTCAAAGATTAATTCAGATGCTCTTAAAGTTATGGCAGTTATTAATAAAAAACTCGGTGCAGGTACAGTCGTGTTTGCAGACTCGGTAAACATTCCCACCAGAATTACTACAGGATCTTTAACATTAGATACAGTTCTAGGTGGCGGTTGGCCAATGAACCACTGGATAGAGTTAGTAGGCGAGGCTTCTCACGGCAAAACAGCTTTAGCTCTTAAAACTATTGCTGCAAATCAAGCCCGTAATGATGACTTTACAGCGGTGTGGATTGCTGCAGAGCAATTCGATTCCGGATATGCAGAGATGTGCGGTGTAGATACTACCCGCGTTATTATTGTAGAAACTAATAGTATGGAGGATGCTTTTGAAGCAGTCATTCAATTTATGGAAAGTAAAGCTGTTGACATGGTTGTGGTTGATTCCCTTCCTGCCTTGGTTCCTAATGCTGAAGATGAGAAAGCTATGGATGAATTTACTGTGGGTCGTGGCGCACTTATTACCAATAAGTTCTTTAGAAAAGTATCGGGAGTAACAAAGCGATTGATGGATGGGTCCGAGCGACCTATCCTTGGGGTTATGATTAATCAATATCGTATGAAGATCGGCGTGATGCATGGGGATCCTCGAACAACCCCAGGCGGCTTAGGTAAGGACTATGCCTACTCTATTCGCTGTGAGGTCAAGCGTGATGAGTGGATTGACGTGGGCACCGGGGAAAACAAGCGCCGTGTAGGGCAAACTATTCGTGTCCGAACCATCAAAAACAAGACCTTTCCACCCCAGCAGACGGCTTATATGGATTTTTACTTCTCTGAGGGCGGAGAAATAGATCCTGGAGCATATGACAGTGGTAAAGAGATCATTGCTATGTCCCTTCTTAACGGGGTGGTTGAACGTAGAGGCGGATGGCTGTATTATAATGAGCGTAAATGGCAAGGTTCTATCAACCTTCTCAACTCAATTCGTGAAGAAGTTGACCTTAAAGAAGCACTGACCGATGCGGTGATGGATTCACTCAAGCATGGTTCAGCAACTCGTATTGAGGTTGTCGATGAAGAGTGAGGGACAGAAACAGTCTCTTAAGCACGAGAAGCGTTTAGAAAAAGCACTTGGTGGGCAGAGGAGCGCCGCGTCCGGAGCTTTTTGGTCACGCAAGGGAGATGTTAGAACTGACGATTTATTGATTGAACACAAGTGGACTGGAAAGAAAACTGTAACGATCAAGTCAGAAGTTTTAAAAAAAATTACAAAAGAAGCTATCTTAGATAGTCGTACGCCAGTATTAGGGATTCATCTCGACGGTGAGAACTATGTTATTTTGGGAGAGGAGGACTTTCTTGAACTACGTAATTCAATTCGAGGTGAATAGTTGTACGAAAAAGATACAGTATCTTGGTCTTGGCGATATGAGGCTAAGTGCAAAGGTGAAGACACAGAAATGTTCTTTCCTCCGCGAGACAAAGCTTTATACAAACCTATAGCAGATGCTGCAAAGGCTATTTGCCATGGTCGCGATGGAAGGCCGGCATGCCCGGTAAAAGATATATGTTTAAAAGAAGCAATAAAAAACGATGAGCTGCACGGAATTTTTGGTGGCATGAGCCACCGAGAAAGAAATGCGCTTAAAAGAAAGTATACTAAGCAAGGATTAACACTAGACCAATGGCTGGCTAAAAACAAGGAGTTTTAAATTGAGAGAAAAAGCAGTATCTAGTATCAAGTTAAAAAATTACTTAGAGACTAAAAAGAGAGATACTCGCTTGATGGGCCAAATTGAGCGCCACATTCTATCAAAACCTTTTGAGGAACGCAGTCAGACTGTTCTACATCCGTCTGATATTATTAAACCCGAGTGGTGCGCTCTCGCAGCCTATCATGCTCTTAATGGTAATTACATAGAGACTCGAGAGCGGCCCACTCTTCGCCTTCAATCTATTTTTGACACTGGACACGGGGCTCATGCAAAGTGGCAGGGTTATCTACGTGAGATGGGTGTTTTATTTGGTAAATGGCATGATCACAAGATTAATGACTATACCTGGGCCACATCTAAAGATGTTCGGGGAATTGCTTCAAGAGACCTTGAGTACCAAGAAGTCCCCCTATACAGCGCAAAACATCGTATGTCGGGTCATGCTGACGGATGGGTTAAAGGTTTAGGCGAAGATTTTTTAATTGAGATTAAAACAATTGGTGCCGGAACTATCCGTATAGAGGCTCCAAGCTTATTTGGCGGTAGTAATGATTTAGAAACCGCTTGGAGAAACATACGCCAACCATTTAGAACACATCAACTTCAAGGGCAGGTATATCTACATCTTTGCCACATAATGGCTGAAGAAGGATCACTACCCTCAGCCCCTAATGAGATTGTGTTTATGTATGAACTTAAATCTAATCAAGACTATAAAGAATTTTCTGTGGCTTATGATCCCGAGTTTTCAAAGCCTTACTTTGAAGCCGCTTTAGATGTGGTGTGGGCCGTAGAAAACGAACGCCCACCTGTGTGTACTATTGATGCTGTGCTAGGATGCTCTCGTTGCAAACCATTTAGGGGGGAAGATGCTAATGACATCAAGTAAGGTTGGTTTAAGCCAAGAAGCAATCGCAACTCTTTCAGAGGGTGGTTTTAGTTTACCTAAAAAACCTAACTATGAGATTCCAAGCTTACCTAGAGATATAACTGAGCTAGACGATCCAGCACTCATGGATCTATTTGTTCAGCTTACTCAGTGGAATGACCACGCATCGGGTCTATTTGCGGTTTCTGTAATTGATGAACGTGAAGCGCAACGTGCTCTAGATAATGCCGAAGCTTCTGCAATCCTTAGTAACTGGACCGGAGCAAAGGGAACAACGGTAACCTTAGTTAAAGCCACTATTGCTGCTTCTCCCGAAATACAAAAGCTTTCAAAAGAGTTAGATATTAAGTATGCTTTTCGTAAGCTTATAGAAGCTCGCATGGAAAACGTAGAGCGAGATGCGGCCCTTGTATCCCGAGAGCTTACTCGTAGAACTTCCGATGGAGGAATGCGTTCTCGTCAACGTAAGTTCACAACATGAAATCAAAAACTTTGGTATTTGATGGTGGAATAGAGGATAACGAAAAGGTTTACTTAGGTGTAGATCAGTCCCTTACCCATTTTGGAGTAACAGTCATTAGTGAGGATGGATTGCGATATAAAACGTGGGTTTATTCATCACCCCTACGCGGGGTTGACCGGTTACAGGATATTGCTTTATTTTTTGGAGAGCACGTTCTTGAGGTATATGTAATCCTTGATTCAGCTATGGAAGGTTATGCCTATTCTTCTACAATGGCTCATATGGCTGGAGAAGTTGGAGCTATGACTAAAATGGAGATTGCTTGTTTTTGTTATTACGGCAAAGCAAAGTACCCATTAATCGTTTCTCCGTCAATGGTAAAAAAATATATAACCGGTAAAGGGACGGGAATTAACAAGAACCAGATCCTCTTAAATGTATTTAAAAAGTGGGGGATAGAGTTTACTGACGACAACGCCGCAGACTCCTATGGGTTAGCTAGGATAGCTTCAGGTAGGGCAGATAACGCTTATGAAAAAGAAATAGTATCTAAATTAAAGGATCCAAAGTTTCGAGAAGGCGTATATGTCGGCAAGTAGATACACCTTTAGACCTTAAATACGGGGAAAACCGGCAATACTTAGTTCCGAGGGCATCACTATAAATCGAACCCAAAGGACTACAAATTGACAGAAGAAGAAAAATTCTTGCGCGTTGGCGCCGGATCAAACGCCCAATCCGTAGGCTCAGCTATTGCTCACGCCCTTTATGAATCACCACAGGTTAAGGTACGCGCTGTAGGCGCCTCTGCTGTAAACCAAGCTGTTAAAGCTATCGCTATTGCTAGCGGCTACGTTGCCCCTCGAGGGGTGCGGTTGGCCTGCATTCCTGGATTTACTACAGTTGACTCAAGAGATGGCCAAATCTCGGCGATTGTCTTTACAATCTTCGGTCTATAACGTATTCTTATACCGAGATCTCAACTCAACCTTAAGGAAGTAGAAAATATGGCACGTCAAACAATGGGTAAAGAAGGAGCGAAGTTCTCTTCACCTTCAGCCTCACCCAAGGCAGGAACTCTTGTTCCTAAGAAAAGTTCAAAGTCAGTAGACCCATACGCTCAGCCAATGGGTAAAAAAGGTATGTCGGCTCCAGATAAAGACGGCGCTGCTCACACAATTAAAGCTACATACATGAAGCAAAACGAACCAGCAGCCGGAGCAACACAGGCAAATGGTCGTGTAATGAGCCCAGCAATTAAACGAAGTGTTGACAGCTTTGGTGAAGGAATGAGCACCTCTTACTAAAGTAGTGTAGGATTCTGTGTAGGGTCTCTTAATGGAGGCCCTACATATAGTCCAAGGAGGGGCAAAATGTTAGATGATCTTTATGCAGAAGCTAAGGATAAAAGTAAATTTAGCAATCATTGTTTAGTTGGTCAATGGTCTATTTCTTTGCCTGACAATGATAAAGCGGCGTTTACCGCATCAATTAATGATGTAGACTTCTCAACTAGAAGTCTTTTTAAGTTGTATCAAAAAGCAGGGGCAACCTTTGGCCTAACATCTCTGCTCACACACCGAAATGGAGAATGTGGATGTCCCTAGCAGATGAGTACGATTCTATAATTCAATCTGGCAATCAAGGATCAGATAAAGTAAATAAAAGTATCCCGGATGCCTGGCGCCCGCGTTCTGAAATTGGAACAGACGGCGGTTTTGTAGTTTCAACACCTCGTCCAGATGGCAATACGCCCGGTGCA